TGTCGGATCGGGACGAGGAACTTGACATCCTCGGCCAGCCGCGCAAAAAGCGCCGGGGGTTTGGCTACATTAGCGACAGCCCGCAGTACAAAAGCCTTGAGGCGTATTACCGCAGCAAGACGCCGCAGGAAATTTTCAGCCAATACACTCCGTCAAGCCCGCCCCCGCTAAACCTTCAAACGCCAGAACCAAAGCCGCTTGACGAATTCGCAAGCGTCGAAAGCGAATACACCCCTTATCGCCCTGACAAGCCTATAGGCCCGCCAACTGGCGCACCTACGGCACCCCCGCTTGACCCACGAGACTACCGGCAGGCGGTCATCAAGGACGAACCAGCTCGGGCTTTGTTTAGCGGGATGCTGCCGTCGCAATTTCCGCAAGCCTCGCAGATCGGCTACACGCAGCCTATGCCTCCCCCTAACCCGCCCGCTGCGGTCGCCCCTGCGGCCCCAGAGACGCCCGTGGCGGTTAATCCCGACGCAGAACGCCTTGCAGCGGCGCTACAGGCGCAGCAAGAGCAGCAGGCGCAGATGATGGCAGCGCAGGCTGAGATGGCGCGACAGGCCGAGATACAGCGGCAGATGGAGCTTGCCCGAATTGAGGAAGAACGCCGACGCGCAGCGGCAGAGTCAGCAGGAGTGGACGATGGCGGCGGACGCTAATCGACTTGCGGCGGCACCCGCAACTTCGTCGTGTTCCCCGGCGAGGAAAAGAAGGTCAAGATACTTAAGCGCGAATAATATACATTAGATTATTGTTTCATTAGCGACATAAACTATATGCCAAGACCCAAAGGATCGCCCAACAAGGCTACTGCGGAAGCAAGGGAAGCCATTGCCCGGCTTGTAGACGGCAACGCATACCGCCTCAACATTTGGCTGGACGAGATTTACGAGACCAAAGGCGCAGAAGCCGCATGGAAGTGCATGATGGATGTGGTGGAATATCACGTCCCGAAACTTGCACGCATTGAGACCACCGGCAAGGACGGAGGCCCGCAAGAGTGGGTCATACGGTGGGGCGAGCCGAAGTAATGGAGATCGACCTGCCGTATAACCCGCGCAGGGCGTTCATGCCTTTTCATAACCGCACCAAACGATGGGCGTGCCTCGTCGCACACCGCCGCGCAGGTAAAACAGTCGCAGCCGTCAACGACATCATTCGGGCGGCCATTATGTACAAGGGGCCGAATGGGCTATTTGCCTATGTCGCCCCTTACGCCAACCAAGCGCGTCGAATTGCTTGGGACTACTTTAAGTATTACGCCAAACCGCTTATTGCTGATGCCAACGAGCAACAGATGACGCTGATATTGGTCAATGGCGTTAAGATCAGTTTGTTCGGGGCAGACAACGCCGATGGGCAAATCCGAGGCTTGGGCCTATCAGGCGTATACCTTGACGAGTATGGCGACTTCAAGCCGAGCGTGTTCGGCAACGTTATCCGCCCGGCCTTGTCGGACAAGCAAGGGTGGGCAGTGTTTGCCGGTACGCCCAAGGGCAAGAACGGCTTTTGGGACGTATACGAGGCAGCTCAACGCATACCGGACGAATGGTTCGTGCTACGCCTACCCGCAAGCCAGTCAGGGCTACTGCCACAAGGCGAACTGAACGCTGCCAAAGCTCAATTGAGCGAAGATCAGTACCTACAGGAATACGAATGCTCGTTCGAGGCGGCGATTCAGGGCGCGTTCTTCGGCAAGGAGATGCGCCAAGCCGACGACCAAGGCCGTATCACCCATGTGCCATACGACCCCAACCTGCCGACCTATACCGCATGGGACTTGGGTTACAGAGACGACACGGCAATATGGTTTTACCAAATGGCGCGTGGTGAAATCCGCGTGATCGACTTTTACGCCGTCAGCGGAGCCGACATCCATGACATCGCCGCAGTGGTTCTACAAAAGGGTTATGACTACAAACGCCATTACCTACCCCACGACGCCCGGGCCAAGTCGCTACAGACCGGCAAAAGCATCGTGGAGCAGCTTGCAGCCTATTTGGACGTCGGTAAACTCGCGGTGGTGCCGGACATCGGCGTGCAAAGTGGCATCCAAGCCGTTCGCCTGACCCTACCGCACGTCTGGTTCGACAAGGAACGGTGCAGGGAAGGCATAGAGGCGCTGCGGCAGTACCAGCGGGAGTACGACGAGGACAAAAAAGCGTTTCGGCAGACCCCAAGACATGATTGGACTAGCCATCCTAGTGACGCATTCCGTATGCTTGCGGTATCATGGGCCGCCGAATCTGACAAGCCCCGGTCGGCTGACCCCAAACCGTTGATAGTTGGGCCTCAGAACACAGTCACCTTGAACGATATGTGGACAGTCCACGACCGTTCGGCAGGCAGGAGAGCAAGAATATGAACCAAGTTACCGAAAGTCAGAACTACAAGAACATTACTTCAACAACGACGATTTGGACGGGCACGGGCGGCTTGCTCGGAATTTTCGTATCGTCAGCTTCTAGCACCCCGACTATCACGGTGTCGGACGGCGCAGGCACGATGGTGGCGCAATTTACCCCCGTAGCGTCAACCTTCTACCCTCTGCCGGGTCGGTTTAACACGTCGCTGGTTGTCACCATCGGCGGCACGGTTAACTGCACTGTGTTCTGGACTAACTAATGATCCCTCTCTGGGGTACTAGCACCGCCCCGAATCCCACGCTGTCGCTGGACTTTGTGGGCGCGACCAGCCTTGACGCTGGCATCACCTTTTCCCGAGGCAGTCAGGCCACGCTGTTCGACTCGACTGGGGCGTTGGTGTATGCGAAGCATAATCTGCTGTTGCAGTCGCAGACGTTTGATAATGCCTCGTGGACGAAAACACGCAGTTCCGTTACGCAAGACACTGCCGTAGCGCCAGACGGGACAACTACCGCTGACTCTTTGGTAGAGGACGGCACTGCCGCCAACACTCACGACTTGCGACAATCGGTAACAAACACCGGCACAAATACATGGGCTTTATCTGTTTATCTCAAAGCAGTAAACAGGTCGTGGGCGGCAATTGAACTACAAAACGCCACAGCAACATCAAACCGAGCGAGGGCATGGTTCGATTTGCAAAACGGAGTTGTAGGCACAGGCAATACTGCTGGTTCTGGTGTCACCTATGTCTCGCATAGCATTCAAAACGTCGGCAACGACTGGTATCGCTGCATCCTAGTAGGCACTGCTGATTCTGCTGTTACAAGTGTGCAAGCATGGCTAGAAGGCACAACTGCCGATAACCTACAAAACTACAACGGCGTAAACGGGCAGACGTCGGTTTACATCTGGGGTGCACAACTCAACCTCACCGCCATGGAAGGCGGCGTCACCTCGTCGCTTTCGACGTACTACCCGACGGTTGCCTCGGCCTACTACGCCCCCCGCTTTGACTACAACCCCTCCACCCTCGCAGCACAGGGTTTGCTGATCGAGGAGCAGCGGACGAACTCCATCCGCAACAACACGATGCAGGGGGCTGTGGCGGGGACTCCGGGGACGTTGCCGACGAATTGGGCCGTCAGCAATCTTGGAACCTTAGCAACCGCAGTCATTGGCACTGGCACCGAGAATGGCATTACTTATATTGATTTGAAAATTAGCGGAACAACGTCAACAACAGGCGGGCAAATCAATTTTGAAGCAATTACGGCAACGGCAGCAGCGGTTTCGCAAACGTGGACACACTCAACGTATTGCACATTAGCCGCCGGTAGCATGACAAACGTCACAAGCATTGGCGTAAATATTGGTGAATATGACGTAGGCAGTAGTTTTTTAGCACAAGGCTCGCAGACCTTTACCCCGACCGCTGCTAACTTAAATGTGTCACGGCGCACACTGACGCGCACATTGAGTAATGCAAGCACCGCTTATATTCGTCCGTGGATTGCTGTTAACTTTTCTTCCGGCGTCGCCATCGACATCACCGTCCGCATCGGCCTGCCCCAACTGGAGCAAGGCGCATTTGCCACGAGCGTGATCCCCACGACCACCACCGCCCTGACGCGCAATGCAGATGTGGCGAGCATGACGGGGACGAATTTCTCGTCGTGGTAT